GATAAATCAATCATTGCGACACCTCTATGCACTCATATTCTTTGTTGTCCCACTCTACCGAGTCGGTCGTTCTGTGAAATACCCACGCTGGGCAACTCCTCTCATGCTCTTTGTATTCCAACCACCACCCAACGCCTGGTTCTCCGTCCTCGTTTATTCCTGCCCTGTGCGTTACGAAACCGCTACCGACGGCAATATAGTAAGGCTTCTCATGGGTTTCTAGTTCTATTTTTGCGAGTTCAGTCGCTTGCTCTTTTGTGTATTTTTGCTTTGATACCGCGAAACTGTCATACCCACCGTAAAAAATATTGAAATCAAATTTGCTTTTTGACTTAATCATCGTATGCCTCCCCTATACTGCCAGCTGTTCGACGATCTGGGCCATTGTTGTTATGTACGCTGCTGGGCATTGTTCCGTCTGTGAGGTGTATCATCCCTGGTCCTCCATTTCACCGAACAGGTCTATTTGGCCGTCTAGGTTTCTATCTTCCATCCACCAACGCATGCAGGCTTCTCCGTTTTCCCATATCGGTTTCATCCCCGTTTCAATGCGTCGCAAAATCATTCTGTCAAACGCTCTGACGTAATTTGCTCTATATTTTGGGTATCTTGCAAAGTGTGCATATCTGCCTTTTCCCGCCATTGGGCAGCCGATACATCCGATTCTACAAGCGCCCTCCGAATAAAGCGGATTAGGTTTTATCCAATGCTTTTTTAAAAACCTCCACACGTCAGCGTCCGTCCAATCTATGATTGGGTTAACCAGCGTTTTGTGTGTGCGGTAACAGTTTTCAACCAGCCTCCTGCTGTCGCTATCGTCGTTGTTTAGCACCACCCCCCCCCCTGCTTGTTGAGATAAAATCCACGTTCATATCCTCCGCAACGGATGAAACGTTGTCCTTTTGAGGGAAGGTTATTAACCCCTGGTTTGCCTTTCTCGACGTTCCCTCGGCTTTTCTGACGCCCGTGATTGTAATTCTGCCGATGTTGCTTTTTTCTTTAAGCTCTCGGCAACAATAACGAGCAATACGAGTCGGCGGGTATTTGTTGTCTACTATGAGTTGCCACATAGATCGCTCTGGCTTTAATATTTGGACGTCTGTTTTACGGTGAATGTACTGTATAGTTTCGGGCGCATCAACCGTTGTGAGGTTGTGCACGGACTGATGTTTCACTCCCGCCAGCAATGCAAGCCGCCGAATAACGTCACTGTCTTTTCCCCCGCTGTATGCCAATATGTAACCCTCTGACGGTTGAAAGGATTCAAGTGCATTTAGCGCAACATCAACTTTGTCCATTCATCCCGCCTCTCCCCTCATCCTCGCAACCATCTCCCCATAGCTCAATCCGCTTTTCCGTGCCATACGGTTAACATCAACTATGCTATGTGCGACCTCCACAACGGGGTTTTTTTTCCGCCGTTTTCTGTTGCGTTCGTCTCTGAGGCTGTCGGCGTTCCTCGCGTAACATGCATGCCTGGTTTCTCTAATTGCTAAACTTCGGCAGGTTGGGCATGACTTTTTCCGTCCGTCGTCGGGTTGCTCAAAATCTGCGGGGCATTTGGCGCACTTGGTTGTTTTCATCCCTGCTCCCTCCCCGTAATCTGCGCCACTCGCGCCTTAATCTTCTCATTCGCATAATCGTATCCGTCCTCCGACAGCGCCATGTATTCGTCAAACAATTCTCCAACCCTTTTTTTGAGCCGTGCAACCCGTGTCGGTCCGAATTCCTCTTGTTCATTAAGTGCGATCGTCACCATGTCCAGCGTTTGGTGTACTGCCATGCGGATTAGTTCGCGGTCGTGGGTTACTCTGGATGCGGTGATTTTGGACATGTAGTTTTGTTTCGACATTATGCTACCTCTGTAATTTCTATTTCTGTTCTCGGGTTTTTCCCGTCGTGCAACACGCGGCTTCCGTCGTGCCATGCTACGATGCGGCAGTTGTCGTCTGCTATAACCCCGTAGTGCGTCAATACGTCGTCTACTGCTTGCAGGAGGCCCACGAGATCAATGACCGCTTTTGTGTTGGCATAATCAATCTTCATGTAAAACAGGCACTTGATATTAATCGGTTTGCTTATCTTCGCGCCATTGAGCGGTATGTACCATCCGGCGTCAGTTTGATATTTGAGAAACGCTTTACTCGGTGCCGGTTTTCCATTCCACATCTGCTGGCTATTTTTCTTGGTCCGAGGACATATCGGTATAGTAAAGCTGATCATATGACGCCCTCGCACATTTGTTCCCAATCCTCTAAACCGACGCCTTGCTTATGTGCCTCAAGCGCCGTCGGTAATCCTGCTGCTCTGCATTTCTGCATGATGAGCATCGTTTCCTTCTGCAGGATGCTCATCGGTGCTATCAGTTGCTTTGCCTCTCTTGCTGATTTTATACCGGCATATATCTGCCCGACGTTTGGCGTAAACTCTCTACCAGACGCAGCTTGCTTTGCAATTTCTCGATTAACCTCGTCGGCGCTCACACTTCCCAAAAGCATCAGCCACGCTTCGGCAGCGACATCCACATCTCTTTCGGACGACGGCATTTTGAAATTATTCCAATAAGAGGCCATTAGCGTTAACGCCTTTATCACATCCGTTTTCTTCATCGCTTGCCTTTCTGTACGCATCTACAAGTACGTCGTATCTTCCTTTTGGCTGTTTTCTATCGTCCTTGATATCAAACACGCCCTTCCATCCGCGCTCTATTGACTGATTTATGATTTCTACCTTTTTCGCATCGTCGTCTCCGGCCATCTGCTGTAATTTCTGGAGCATTAATTCGACAGCTTTTTGCGTCATCGGTGATTTCTGGCTTTTTCGATGATCTTTAAAATCGTTAATCGCTTTTTCAAAATCAGAAAGCGGAGCGCTATTCTCTTCTCTTATACTTAACTTAACTTCTCTTATCTTCTCTTCTTTTCTCTTCTCTTCAGTCGTGAGCGCTCCCACACTACTCACTGAGTGATCATGGAGTGGCAACGGAAGCGTTGCGGGAGTAGGTCTGTTAATGGTTTGGTGCTTGTTAAAGTTGACTACATGGTAGTATTTTTGGTTTCCGGTTTCATAAAGCAAAATCAACCCTAGGCTTGCTATTTTAGCAAGGCTCTTTTCTATGTCGGCTTCTCTAAGGGTGTCATAAGGAAATATGTCAGCCTTTAAGAGAAACGGACTCGCTCTGCCTACGCCGGTATCTTCCGCAAATGTCCACAGTCCTTCAAACAGCAATCGCTCCATAAAACTGCATTGACCTATTTTTTCGTCACGCCAGAAAGAAGGGTCAAGCATCCTTTTTCTCGGCATATATTTTGCCTCAAAACATTGATTGTTGATCGCCGCTTTGTTCCTCTGCCGCTTTGCAATTCAATGATGCTTGCGCAAAATAGCTGTCTTTTAGCTCAACACCTATATGCCGTCTGCCCATTAACAAAGCCTGATACCCCGTAGAGCCGATGCCATCGAAAGGATCTAATACGACGTCGCCGGGGTTGCTCCACAGCTCAATGCACCTCTCGATCACCGGCAGTTGCAACGGGCATATGTGGCGCTCGTCTTTATCAGCACGCGCAGACTTCCGTTGCAGTGTTGCGCTCTGATTGATGTCCCACCATGTAGGTGTTGCGTACTCTTCCCATATCGGGCTTGCTACGTCTTGCCAGTGCGACACTGGATAGTTTTCGTTGGTGTGCTCAACTCTCTCGGGGTTATCGCCGGGTTTTCTGAACGTCACAACGAAGTCTGGTATACCTTGCCTGCTCATGCAGCTGTCTTTTTTGATTTGCTTGTGTAGCAATCCGAGTGCTTTAGTTCTTTGCATTGCGGTAACAGGGTTTTTCCATATGCACACTTCGGAGTGATAAATAAACCCCAGCGATTGCATCCAGCGTATAACGTCGCCCCTGAAATCCTTCATGCCGATGTATCCATCGCGCTCTTTGCTGGTCGGAAGATTCATGCAGTGTATGGATACGTTTCTGCCGGGCATCATGGCCCGATACCATTCAGCACCTAAAAATAAATACTGCTCAGTGAATTCCTCATATGTTCTGCTATTGCCCATGTCCCTGTCGCTGTTGGAATATGTATATAAGCTAGCGAACGGTATGGACGTGACGGAATAGTGTATCGTGTTGTCCGGGATGCCTTTTAAAACTTCCACGCTATCGCCGTGATATATTGCAAAGTTCTTGCCTATCGTCTGGTTCAAAACATTCATTAAGCGTTCCTCCCAAGCCACTCCGGCACGATCATTTTAATTTGCGGGTTGTAGTCGATCGTGATCCGTGATGTGCCTTTTATTTCTGCTTCTAATATTTTCTTTGTGTGCTTCACCATTTCGGCGGTCATAAGAGAGCACTGAGCTTCCTTTCTATCCAAATTCTCTTTTACCGCCCCCTCTGCCTCAGATGTGACGATGTGCACATTGACTGTGTTTTCCTGCCCGAACCGGTAGCACCTGCGTACTGCCTGATACATCATTTCATAGCTGTCGGACAGCCCGACGAATATCATGTTATGACAACCCTGCCAGTTAAGGCCGAAGCCAGCTATAGAGGGTTTCGTGACCAGCGCTTTGATTTCACCGTTTGTAAAAGCGTTCAATCTACGTGACTTGTCGTCAGGGTTGTCGCTACCTCTAATTTCTACAGCGTTAGGTATTATTTTAGTCAGCAAAGCGCTCTCGTCGTTGAGGTCGCACCATATCAGCCATTGAGCGCCGGGATCTTCCGATACTAATTCGGCGGCTTTGTCGCACCGATATGATAAGCTATTTCTTCGGGCTTCTCTGCGCTCTGACAGCGTTTTAGCAATCTCAACGTCCAAGACGTATTGAGTGTCTAAAATATTATGGTCAACCGTCACTATATGCTCAACTGTCACGAGTTCTGGCAATTCGTAACCGTCAGATGGATACCCTAAGTCGTTCGGAGACGTGAGTACCACCGCCCAATTCGCAAGCCAAGCCCAAAACTCGCTCTCGGCGTGTCCTTTAAGCCGCCATTTAGCAGTGTCACCGCCATCGTGTACAAAAAACGTTGCAAGCATCTCGGTGCGGCTCATAACCCCTAAAAATTCAGCTTGATTTCCCAGCTCCACGAAGTCATTGGGCGACGGCGTGGCCGTGCATGACAACTTGTACGGTGTTTTCCTAAAAGCATCTATTATTTGTGTTCTGGTTTTTGAGGTGAAATTTTTGAGTATGCTGGATTCGTCGAGGACGATGCCGCCGAACGATGAAGGATCAAAATGGTCAAGCATTTCATAGTTTGCAATATTTATGCCGTCCGTAACGTCTGCTTGCGTCCTGCACACGGTTACTTGATGCCCAAACTTTACGCCCTCGCGCTGTGTCTGTTTTGCCACGGCCAGCGGGGCGAGTATCAACACCGGCATACCGGTGTGCCTCGACACCTGAGCCGCCCATTCAAGCTGCTGAGGAGTTTTGCCAAGTCCGCAATCCTCGAACAAGGCCGCCTTGCCTTTTTTTACCGCCCACCTCACTATGTCCTTCTGCCATTGAAACAGCGCCGAGTGGATGCAGTGTGGCTCAAAGCCGGATGGTTCGATTGTTATTTTCTTAGACTTCAAGAAGTCGTTGTATGTCATAATGATTCCCCTTAAAACGGCAGGTCGCCGTCATCTTCTTCAATCTCCGCAAAGTCGCTACCTGATACAGGCGTTTGATACCCGCCACCAGCGTCACTGCCATTGTCGGAACCTGCTTTTTTGCTCTCGCAGAAATAAACATGGTCCGCTATTACCTCGGCACTTCTCCGCTTGTTGTTCTCTTTATCTGTCCAGTCCCTGATTTGCAAACGACCGGTTAAAGCGGCCTTCATCCCTTTTGAAAAATACTTTGCAGTAAATTCCGCCGTCTGTCGCCAAACGATGATGTCTATAAAATCGGCCTTGACGTCTCCATCTTTAGAAAACGGGCGGTCTACAGCCAGAGTGAAGGACGCTACCGGAGTACCAGTCTGAGTGTGGCGTAATTCTACGTCCCTGGTTAGGCGGCCCATTAAAGTAACGTTATTCATATATGTTTCCCTCCGTGACGATATGGCCTCGTAATGTTATACTCATGTTTCGCTTTTAACAGCGTGTCAATGTCAATCTCATGATATCCGCAGAAATCCAATATGCGGATGATGCAATCAATCATTTCAACCGCAACGCCCTCCGGCTTGTCCCGATGTTCCGCGTTCGGGCAGGTGTCGAGCTCTGCGCAGTTATATCCGGGTTTCGCTTGGTGTGGGCAGAGGTCGCAGACGATATACGCCATAGGTTTGTGATTGCGATATTCCTCCAGGGCTTCGGATAGTTCGCTGTGGCACAAAGCTATAGTTTCGGGTAATGTCTGTCTCGGGTGATCCCACCAGCCATGATCAACGGCGTTTTTATGTATTTCTTTTGATAGTTCGTTTAGCATATTCAACACTCCTCAATAAACGATCTGACGGCTTCCGATACGTCCGAATCGTTGCGCTCTATGTCAAATCCTAATGTTTCTTCAAGGATTGTTATGTGGTTTTCTTCAAGTTCTATCTGGTAAACCATTTCAATACTCCTTTTTATATGTGAGTTCGGATTCGTTCCAATCGGGATATTTTGATTTCAAATACTCTCGGAAAAATTCTCTCATGTCCGCTCTGTGTTCACTTTGGTCATATCGGGTGTGGCACGGCCTACACAGCGTCAGAACATTTTCCTCGACACCTAAACCCGATTGCGACCGTGCGATAAAATGCGCCTCTGGCAATCCTTGTGCACCGCATGACACGCATATACCGTGATCTCTGTCGTTTACCGCGCGTTTTGTTTTAAACTCAATTCTTAGCGCTTTTGTGCGTATACTCATTGCCATTCGGATTTCATCCTTTCGAGCTCGATTGGTGTCAAAGTCTCTACGCCGACGCTCTTTGCGTCGTCAATAATCCGGTCAAGCAGCAAGCTCATAGCGCGTGTGTCGTATACGGACGAACCGTGATAGGCGAATACCAGCTTGTATCCCGGTATCTTTGAGCTGTCTGCAACCTCGGTAAACCACCCGGTGCCGTGACCTGCCCATATTCGGCTGAACTCTTCGACAGCTTCGGCCCTTATCGGCATTGGAGTATATTCACCACCCTCACGGATGTTTCTGCGATACACTTCTTCTTTGGAGATGCGCACAACGTCAGCTATTTTAGTGCACAGCACCCAAAGATATGAATTCGCATCCAGTGAGCGCTTTTTCTTGGTCTTGGAGAGCGTATATTCCCCCGGCTTAAAGTCATATGGTATACGCATTGCTTCTGTATCGAGGGAGGACAGAATTAACCGCCCTCTCTCGTATCTTGCAGCGGTGATCTGCATTAGCCTAATGGGTCCGGTGCTGATTCTGGCAGCTCAGGGATCTCTATAGGCTGCTCCGGCACATCGATATCAACCTGTATCTCCGATTGGTCATACAACCCTTGGAGCTCCTCGGGGAACGCCTCGCGTAACGCCTGAACCAAAGCAACCTTGCGTATCATCGTCGCGGGTTTTTTGCTCCATTGAGCGTTGACGGTGCCATCGCCCTTTAGCCCGATGTATTCTGACAGAGAAGCGGTAATTTCTATCGGTACGACATACCCTTTTATATGGACTTTCGCCCAACCTCCGACTAATTCTTCATCTTTAACAACGAGCGTACCGGCGCGGTTTATTAACGCTCCATCTTCGTTTTGGACTATAACGCCTGCTTCGAACCCAGAGTAGTCCTTATTGCGTCGCGCCCTTTTAGTAAAGACTTCTTTGCCGGTGACGATAGTTGCAGGCTGCTGGCCAAACTTGATCAAATACGCTTCACGCAGGAAAGGATTGAGCCGCTGCGCTTTGCAGAGATTGAGGAACATGACAACTTCTTGGTCAGTTACAGCACCGTTGCCGTTTACGAGATAGTTCCTGATGATGTTCGGGGAGAGCTTTACGCTTGTGCCGTTGCTGTCATATTCGACCTGCAGGTCATTTATGGGCTTCTTAACAAGGCTGTTATTCATTAGTTGATCCCTCCGTATTGAATACCGTATTTCTCCGTAAGCATTCTCATGTTGGCGCGGAATGCCGCTGTGGTTTCATAGAATATGACCTTAATTGTCTTTGGTTCTTCGCTGGACATTACGGCTGGTTCGGGGTGATACAAATAGGTTTCGGTTATCGGTTCAGCAAACGAAATCGGTTCTCTTTGTGGTTCTGCTGCCGGACGCGCCACCGCTTCTGCCGTTTGCCTTGCCTCACATTCCGCAGCCTCCGCCGCTTTTTTTGCCTCATACTCGGCAAGTTTCTTCTGCTGATCCTCATAGCGTGATTTTTCCTCAAGCGCCTTGCTCATGTCCAGGGTGCGGAGGTAAACGTCCGTCACCTGCTTTTCGCATTCGAGGTTCATGCTTTTGATGATCTTTATATCGTTGCCGACCTTGACGATTGCCGCCGTTATGGTTTCCTGCGCTTCCTTAAGGGCAAACGTGACATTCAGCCAGCGGTCATCCCATATCTTTGTCAGAGGCAGCAAAGGGAGAAGATCGCCAATGTTCGCCTCGTAATATTCGCATAGCGCGTTTCTTTTCCCGGTCTTAACAATCTCATCGAACGCCTTGACCTGTCCGTCGATTGCCAGTACAGGCGCGTCGATCAGGGCCAGCAATTCTTTTACCTTTACTTCAAAGGCGTCATACGGTGCCAAGCAGGCCTTCTTAACGTCCTTGCGCTTGTCGTCGATGGCTTTTCGCAAAGCGTTCAGCTTTGCTTTGTCAGCCTTCGCCTCCTTGACGCTGTCCTCTGTAACGACGAGGCCGGTATAATACTTGAGATTTTCCGTCAGCTCCTGCTTCAGTTGCTCAAAATTGAAGTCAATGACCGACGGGAGTAGCTCAAGGTTGGTATGTATTTGAAATTCCATTCGTTCTCCTTACATTTGTTTAAATTCCGCCTGATATTTTGCCAGCAAATCGTTTAGCGCAGTTCTCATTGCGTCGTGGCATTTTCCTGCGCCTTCGAAATCTCCGACCATAAACATGTCATTTTTGTCGCCGCCAACACCGCAGAGATAAAGCATTGCATTTGATTCTTTTATAAGAGTTTCAAGTTTTCTGATCCTCGTTTTTAGTTCCAGCGCGTTTTTTAGCTGATTGTCCGTCATACTCATGCGCTCCTTATATTTGTGGTAGTTTTAAATTTGGCTTCTTGCCGGTTTGTATACTCTCCCAAAACTTCGTGACTTCCTGCTCAACAAGGTCAACGTCAGCGAGATAGTCACTTCTCTCAAAAAAGTAGTGCCTTGTGGTTGCCGAGAGCTCGCCGTCTTTGCTGTAATGCTTAATTTGGGCCTTCAAGATTACAAATTGCCATTCTGTAGCAAGCATTTGGTGAAGAATCTGAATGAAATAGGCGTCGGGTATCTGGTCTTTCCATTTCAGCCAATCTTGAGACTTGCGTATCTCCGCGGTTTTGATCTCTAACCCTCCGCGACGCCCTTTCGCGTCCTCAAGCTCTCCGTCCGGTGTAGCGAATATGAAAGACTTTTGAGGATGCCGCATAATCTTGAAAGGGGTAAACGACACTTTGTACTCAGGGAAGTCCAGGGCAAACAGCTCACGAAGAAGGGGCTCGGCGTCGTTGCCATACTGAACGAAGGGATTGCTGACGTTCTGTGGCTCTCTGCGGCCTGTTTTTTCTTCCCACAGAGTTACATTGTTTTTCCAAACTGACATTCCCATGACTACAGCGGCGTCCGATGCGCCTATTCCGTTCTTTCGTTCTGCCAGCCAACTATCGCGGTCTGATATATGATCCATATTGACATCGTGCCTTTCGGGTGATATTTTGTTGATAGAATAATTTCTTCTGCGCCTTAACTATTTGCAGTAGTTTGGGCGCTTTCGCTTTTTAAAAACCTTCTTGAAGCCTTTAACCGTGCACCAATGCTCTTGAGCCGGTTTTCTTCTTGATTGACGTACTGCGCTATTTCTATGGGGTCGTCGCTGATCCAGTATCCGCTCCATCCGTTAAGGTTAATAATTAGCGCGCCGTTTCTGCGCTCATCCTCTATGGCTTGCCTGATATCCCTGTCGCATCTGTGCGTGATGTGTGCAAGCTCTTCTCGCGTTATGGCGTTATGCCTGCCATGTTGGATGTGTTTCAAAATATCCATGCCGCTCCTTTCTCATCTCACCCCAGCCAGCACCAACGCACCGACCGTGGCACAATAGATTGCGATGAAAATTGCGAGTGCGCCGAGCGCTTTTAGGAAGTCTGTGCGGCCGATGTAGGGTTTGGGTTTACGGTTCATACCCCATCCCCCACAAACACAATCAATTCATCCCCACACCAAGTCACAAACTCCACTGTTCGCTGCATAAACCCCAGGTCCTCGTCTCTCTCGATCGCGGCGGGAGACTTGTAGACCGCAAGCGCACTATCCTCGTGCCGTATCACTACCTTCTGCCATGCTAATATGCGCGCCTTGTTGGCGATGTCGTAGGCTGTGAGGCGGTGCTTCGGCGTGGGGGCGAAGTTTAGGCTGTCTCGCTTATGTATTCTCATGTCGGTCCTCCTTCATATGTTTTATATTTCGCCCGGCTTGTTCGCCTCACCCCGTACATAATCACGGACATAGCGGCTTGCTGGGCTTGCTTCTC